TCCAGATATAATCGCGCGTTCACCGGAGCATGGTTATAGACCGAACGAAGCCCCTGCATCAGCACATTGTCAGGAGCGTGCCACTCAGGATGATATTGAGCAGGATCATTTTCCTGACTAATGGTCAGATACATTTCTTCCCCCTATCGCCCGTAATAGCCCTGCGCCTGCAACCGCTGCTGCTGCTCTCTTCCTCTTTCCGCTTCCCTCTGCCCGAACAACCGATCGAGCATGGAAGTGAGCTGGTAGTTGATGTTCCCTTCCCATTCAGCTTCGGGCGCTGCGGCAGGGGCCGGAGTCTGGCCTCTGGCCTTCTGCACAGGCTTTGCCTTCGGCTTTCCAGCCCTAACATCCATCGGCGGCAGCGTCTGCCTCCCCCTCGCCTGCTCCAGTGGCGGAAGGAACTGGCCCTGCCCAAAAGTCCCGAGATCCTTCTGCCCCCAGCCAACAGGCATTGGCCCGAGTGCATTTCCAGCCGGAGGCCCGTAAAGCGGACTTACATCTGCCGTCACACCTGACCCCGGAGCGCCAGGCATCATCATCCCAGCGGCGACTGCTGGAGCACCCATCATCATCGCGCGGCCAAGGCCATTCCTCCTTGCCGCTGCTGGCCCCGGCAAACCCAGCACATCGTAAAATTCTCCCTCGATCGGCCCACCAGATCTGGTCATGGCCGTGCCCGGTGGGCGAGCGAAATGCGGGATCGCACGGATTTCCTCCTGCGACAGTCCAGCATCAATGCCAGCCGGAAGGCCCCCTCTCGGCCCACCGCGCTGGACAAAGCCGTCAGGTCCCGGCACTGGCCGCTCCATGCCCGGCGCAGGCAGTTCCCCGAAATAGCCTTTCCCCTCTCCCCCGAAAGTAAAAGGCTTCGGTCCGGGAGCCTGCTTCACGCCCGGCCTCGGCATACGCTCGAAAGGGGATGGCCCGGCAGGCGCCTCTCCATAATTCGGCCTGTCAGCGTTCGGGCCATACTGCCATTCCCGAAACGCCCTCCGATCCCCTGCCTGCATCCTCGCCGCAAGCTCATCCATCATCCCAGGCGAATAAAACTCCTGATTATTCCGCACTGCTCGAAGTTCTGGAATGTCCTCGAACCTCGGATCGAAATACTGCCCCCCTTCCTGCCAGTAATTCCCGAAGTCCTCAGCCCGGAAGGGGCCATTCCGCGCCCCTGGAGTGTAAGGGCCATACTCTCCCCGGCCCTTATTCCGGTAATAAGCTGCCATCATGTTGCGGTCGTAAGCAGACATTGGCGGACTGTTCGCGGGGGGCGGCATAGGCGGGCCGCTAATGGCCCGTGGTGGGGGCGAATTTAGACCGGGGCCACCGGCCCGCCCTTCCACAATAGGCCCTTCACGGCCCGCCATTCCCCCGGCAACCGGCCTTCTATTTGGGGGCATTATTTCCCCTTCTAACGGACGAAGGCCCGCCCCCCTTCGCATCATCGCCAGCGGCAAAAAATCCATCGCTGCGCCAACCGGATCACGCCTGAAAGTCTCCTGCGCAACCGGCAGATTCTTATACCTTCTCGCATAATGCCCATACGCACGCTCCGCAGTATCGAGCGGATGCGACGCATAATCCGCGACAGACTGCAACGCGGCGAGCGGGTTCGTAGCCTGATCGTAAAGCCCCTGGCCAAGGCCAATCAGTCCTTCCGGCACATTCCCGAGCATTTCATCAAAGTAGCTCATCTAATCCTCCTAAAACCCGAAGTCCTGTTGCCTCTCAGGCATCTCTTCCTGATGCCCCTCATACGTATCACTGATCGGAACCTCAACGCTCTCCTTGAGGGCCTGATCCCCAAGCAGCTGTGTCTGCGGCCCCGTCAGCCCAGCATTTTTAAGCAAAATATCGAGCCGTTTCGTGATCGCGTCGTAAACCTCGACCTCGCGTTTTTCCAGCCTCGCCTGCGCCTTACCCTTCTCCTTCGCAAGTTCGTCAAGCGACTGCTTGAGCGCTTCCTGCATCTGCTGCAACTGCGCCATAAGCATCTGCTCGTTCTGCGTCGGGCCTTGGCCAAGAGCCTGCGGCGGGACCATCCGCTTGAGCCGCTCTGCCGCCTCTTCCGCCATCGGGAAATCTCCCGCGCGGAACATAATATCCCCGATGATCCCGGAGAGTGCAGGATTTTGTGTCAGGATCAGGGTCAGCGCATTAAACGCCTCTTCCCGCCTCGTGGCATAGCCTGGCCCCACATCCGCCATCACCTCGTAAGTGCCGATCCCAGGGTTCAGCACCCTTCCAATCACTTCCTGATTTTCATTAACTTCCAGCGCGTGAGCCTGCTTGAGCTGCGGATCGAGCTTGACCTCCAAACTCTCATTATTTTCAGCAAGGATCGAGATGACCCTGTTTGTATCATAAACCTTCGGAACGAGGTCAAGTATAATCTTTCCCACTTGACGGATAGCAAGAGCAAGATTATCAATGTAATGATAAGTCGCTCGATCGCCTTGGCGCTGACGCTCCGCGATGGCCTTCCCAGTTCGCTCATTGCCTTGCTGCCCTAACTGGTTTTCGTATTGCCCCGAAACCATCTGCATTTCGACGTTCGCGATCTCCATGCCTTTCAGCGCAACCGGTGACGGGACAGGTGGCTCAACACGAGTAGGTGGAGGCAAAGGCTTACCATCGTCTCCAACAGATTTATAAGGCAAATACGCATGATTCTGCGTGTTCGCAGAAGCCCAATATGTCTCATAGCCTTCAACGCTTTCTACCCCGACAATCCACGGAGTTTTACTCTGCAAGGCTCCATATTCAACCGCCGCCGACGCCCAATAATTATACATCCTCTGCGGGTCTTTCAGCGCTCTTGTATGCCCCTTCCGATCCATCACCCCATCAATAATAACTTCCTCTCCAATCACCGGAATAATCGGAATAGTCTGCCCAATCCAGACCTTTTCCTCTTCCTCCACCACATGATTTCCGACGATGAAGTGATAGTTGATCTGGCGGCGTGTGATTGGACGGCGGCGGGTCTGGCGGTCTGTCAGGAGCGGGTTTTTCGGATCAAGCCGCTTCACATCAGACTCCAGCAGCGTCACCGGCCCGGCATCCCCCTCCGTCAGCAGCAGGAAATCCTCAACATCCTCTGCCTCGAAGTATTCCGCAACTCTTACATGATCCTCATTACTCCAGCCAAAATCTGGCCCGAAGCTCGAAGCCCCTGCATACTGCACATACCTCGGATACTTCTGGTCAAACACTTCCTTCGGGAGATCTTCGAAGATAAATCCAAACCTCGCGTCCTCCTTCACCGGCCCCCTCGCGTCAGGATCGAGATAGACTGTCAGAGGGTCCGGGATAGAGCAGACGTAAATGTCTTGATCGAACGAATTATCATCCACGTAGTCCGTCATGACTCGGAGATAGCCGAGGCCTGCATTCACCTGGAACGTCGTGGCAATATCGTAATGCGCCTGCGCGTTGCTCTGATATTCAATATGCCTCGCGATCCCGTCCCAAATCCGAGCCGCTTCCGCCGTTGCCCCATTCCCAGCCGCCCGATACTTAATCCCCGGCTTATTCATCTTCGCATCGTTAATGATGTTCAGATTGTGCTGCCGAGTTTTGTTAATGGTCAGGGCCGGGCGTCCAGCATTGGTCCGATCATTAAACATCGTCGTCGGCCACTGGAACTTATTATCCGGGTCTGCGTTTGCAAAGCGAATATCATCGATAAACAGTCGCCGGAAGTAACTCTCCCACTCCTCACAACGACGAAACCGCTCTCTCGCGCGACGGATAAGTGCGTCAAATTTCTCGTTCATCCCAACCACCCCAGATCATCGTTCGACCGAAAAAGCCCAGAATTATGCGCAAGCCTAGCCAACGCCCCCCTCACCTTCGAGCCCCTCCGATCACTTTCCCCTTGCGAGGCGATCGCCATATACCGAAAAGCATCTGCCGCGTGTGATGACCAGTCATGTTTTGGCTCCGCACTTAACGTCTCAGTTTTCACATTTTCTTCATAGTGATAATGGCGAAGAGCATGAAGAAGTCCCTTTTCACACCGCGAAGCATCAAACCAGCAAGTGGGGAATACGCTCCTTGCAGCGATAATGCCGTCGAACTTCGAAAGTCTCGGGACAACTCGGACGGCAAATCCTGCCTCCCGCATCTGCTCTTCAATAGACTTTCTTGATCCCAGGGTTTCGGCTCTTGCATCGTGGGGGAGCCAGCAGGTTCCATAATCATAAAGTTCTCCAGACGATCCCCGGCGAGTTTTTAGAATGTGGATGTAATGGTCGAGGGCCTTCAGCCGATTTTCGTAAAAATCAACAATCCGCCTCTGCATCCCGACATACTGCTCGAAGATGATCGAAGTGCTATCCGAGCGACCCAGATCGAAATACAAATTCACGGTGCTTGACGGAACGTGCGGAACACGCGTGATCCTGCCCTCTTCTGCACAGTCGCGTAGTTCATCCGCGTAAACCGCCCCCTCCAAACTCTTCCTACACTCCCCCTCCCAAACGTGCAGATAATCATCTCGGTTCCGCGCTTTCAAGTCGAGCATTTCCTGCTTCAAAACCTGCGGAAACCACGGATTATCCCGCCAGGAAATCTTTTGCACAACTGCATTTTTCGGCGGGTTCAGCACGAACCGGACGTAAGTATCATCGCTTTCGAGTTCTGGATTGAAGGAAACCCAGATTTCCGAGTTTTCCTTTCGGATGGTCGGGAGCAGGATCTCCCACGAACTTTTCGTAACTTTATTCGCTTCCTCAACCCAGCAAATATCCACGCCTTCATACGACTTAATCTTCGAGACGTTATTCCGTATGCCCTCGAACGAAAACTCCGTGCCTGTTGACGGGCAGAAAATCCTAGCCTGTTCAATCGAGTAATACGCCCCGAGCCCGGTGTATTCAATCTGATCAGTCAAGACTTTGTGCACTGAGTCTCGGATCGAGTTCTGCAACTCTCTGGCACACAAGATACGAAGGGGCTTCTTCGCGCCGAGAACAACGAGCGCTCTGGCAATGCCCCAGCTCTTTGCTCCACCACGACCGCCATAGAGCACCCGGTATCTCACGGGCATTCCATTGACTTCTGGCCAGAACAAGCATTGTAGCTTTTCTGGCCATTCAATCACCTTCGCATCTTGTGTTGTTAGGTCCATGACCAACTCAGTTCCTGATGGGCCTACTTCTTGCCCCGATTATACGCGGCAAGCCCCTTTTTGTCCATTGCCACATCTTTCTTCGATCCCTCCTTAACCCCCTTCTTCCTCAATTTTGCATCCTTCTTTTTATCCATCTCGGACTTTTCCCATTCCTTCATAGTCATCTTCTTCATCTCTCACTCCTTCACGAAAGCATCTACCGTCATCCTAGCTTGCCCACCAGTCACCCATACACCATGCCCAAAAAAGCAACCTCCCCCAAAAGTTACACCAACTTTTCCCGCATATGCTATCGCCTGTCTAAACCGATCAGGATACTTTGTCCCCGGCTGCCCTAGCGTATCTGTCCACTTCGCTGGATCAAATACCGCTTGAACAGTCCAAGAACCAGAACTTAAATACCTAAAACCTTCTGTCGCCCAATACCTATATTGTGCATATGCTCCCCGCATTGACATATTGTCACCTTGACGCTGAATAAAAAGTCTAATCTTTCCTCCTGTATCTTGACAAGTATTATTACTTTTCGTTCTCCAATCAAAAAACGGAGTTCCTTGAGTTTGAATAGTATAAGCCAAGCCAATACCAGTGCCTTTCAGCCCTTTTACATTTGTAGTTAAATAATTCGGCCCAGGCTTTATTCTTGGCCAATCAAAAAAACTTTTTCCCCCTGCATCTACTCTAACTGACGCAGTTCTATTTAAAATAGACCAGGTTTGTGCCTCAGCCGAGCCACACAGCAGCAAAAACGCTAAAATAACTCTCATTTTCTTCTCCCACACTTCACCCTTGCAAACTCACCTTCGCCTACCCCAACTCCACCCGTCAACATCACAAACGTCGCAGGCGACGCACAGCCAATTTGATCTGCTTTCACAGACAACACTGCCCTCGCAGTCTGCTCTGTGCACTCCAATCTCGCCAACGCTGACGAGCAGATCAAAATGACCACGATCATTTTCTTATCCAGGTTTTGTAAATCAAAACCACCGCTTGCAGCAGAATCCATGCAATACCCATAAATTGCAGAACATCCGCCGAAACAACGCTCCAACTATGCGCCTTTTGCCACCATACTGGTGTCAAAATCGCTCCAGCTGCTACAACATCAGTGATCCTCAATATCGAATCACTCTGCCCTATTCCACCAACAACTCTGAGCATGGCCTTTCCCCTGATTAACAAGACGCTACCGCGAATGTGGGAGATTTTTACAAACCGACTTCCATACTCTATTATTCGTGTCGATTTGTTCTTTCGTCCTTCTAGTATCTGCCCTCGACCAGTAGACCGGGGCATACAGTTGGCAATACGTGTGGAGCGGCATTTGCTGCTCTCCACACCACATCACGAAAAGCAGCCCATAGCACAACATGGTCAGTCCCTTCTGAACTCCGTGTCGA